CGGCAGTTCTTCGATGCCTAGCTTCGCCAGTTCTTCTTCGCCTAAACTAATACATAGACCATAGCTGTACGCTGGTTGGTCTTCATACATTTCACCTTCGCTGTAGGCTTGCTCCGGTTCCTTCTTGAGATCTATTAAATCCATTTATACCTCCAATGGTGATGGTGAGTTATATCCGCTAAATTGGTTCATCACATCCATTAGAGCGTTTTTGTCTTGTCCTGTTTTAGCGCTGGCAAGTTTAGCTGCTGTCTCAGCTTGTTGTGCTTGTGCTGCCTGTTGTGCCTGCGCTGCTTGCGCCTCTGCTCGAGCCTGACGTACCCTAGCCACTTGTTGACCAGGTATAATCAGTGATGGATCTACGCCCAGCATATCGGCATATTCATCAGACCAGCTGTCAGCATCAAACTTGTCCAACACCTCGGGCTTCATTTGTGCAACAAGGCCCATGCTGTTTACATATCTGTCGATGCTGTTTGTACCGATAGCACGCTGCGCCTGGGCAAGCATTGACACAAACTCAACATTAAGTTCCATGCCCTGCAGCTCTGGCGGTGCTGGCGGTATCAAATTATTTTCTACCATTCGATTGAAAGTGATATCGATTAGCGGATCTAGCAACTCATTGTGCAGACGCTCCAGGACAGGGCCAAGCATCAATAGTTTTTCTTCATGCCTTTCTGCCACCTCTGTCGCTGTCATACGAGTGTCTGTTGCGTTAGCTAGCATCAGGAATAGATCTGCATAGAACGCACCGTTGATACGCATACGAACGTCCTGTATGTCCATTAACAGGTGCTGTAGATTTAGATTAACCTGGAATGCTGTTTCGATCTTACCTTGCTGGCCATCAACAAATGTTACGCCGCCAGGTAAACTGTCTACATCACGGTTCTTCATATAGCTCGGAACCTGTAGAGGTGGTTTGGTTTGGTAGTCGATACCTTGAGCCTTACGCAGCTGTTCATGCTGCAGCTGTTTGATATCACCGAGCGCTTCCATGCCAGGTGAGTTACCATAAATATCGCCACCACTGATGCCCCAACGAGGCACAACAGCAGGGAAATCATTGAAACCGCTTTCACGTAACAGCTGTTCACTGTCACCGCCCAGCTCAAAATAGCATGACTTGTATGCCATGTTCTTGCTGTCACGTTTACCTTTGTCACGCTCTCTGTCATCCCTGGGCTCGACTGCATGGATCAATGTAATCCAGCTGTCCAGGTTGCCCCGGTCATACAGATTTTTAACTGTCGTTGAACAGTTGTTGTAACCAAACTCCCGGACTACCTCACTGACAGTCTTTTGGAATTCTCTGAACATTGTGTTCACTCGGCCCTGATAGTCCTGGCCGATTGCATACTCACCGATTGTTACCGGGTAATGATGGATAGCTGTTTTGTAGTCTGGCAGTATCAATGATCCGCCAGTACCAAATGCACCCAGCTCTTCATAGATCCCGTGCAATGTTCGGTATGTATTTGATTTAGTAAAGATGAGCTGCATTCGTGTGGTGCAATCATCTAGCCATAGCTTTACTGGTTGGTATTTATTTAGTTCTGGATCTGCAGTGCCTAGTCGAAACCAGGGTCTAGCTGGTGATGTTGCGCCAGCCATCATGCCTGCACCAAGTGTTCTCAGTGCTCGGGTTCCTGTATTGTCATAGATCGAATTGTGACGCCTATGTCCTTTGTTCCGATCTTGCTCAAAATAACGCCCATTGCGAGGCAACAGGTATGTCGTGATTTCTTGCCAATGTGACCACCAGGTTGCACGCTCAGATCTGAGGTGGCCCCAGCGCGTCAGTAATTTTTCGCGCTTGGTTGTAGCCATAACTTATCCGCCCAGTAATGTGTTTTTGCCAAGGTTCAACATATTGGGATCGATACCCATGTTGCCGGTTAGCATTGTTCCAGACCCGCCTGTCTGCGCTGCCTGTTCACTTTCAGAGACGATTGAAGATACATCAGCACGCTTTTTGTTCTGCTTGTTGTATTCCATATCAGCTCTGGTTTCTGCTTTCTCAGCCATTTGTTGAGCTTGTGTGTTGGCTCTTTTTTGTTCCTCAAGAGCACGCTTCTGCTCTTTCTTTTGTTCTTCACCACGCTTGATAGTGTACGCTGTACCTACCACCGCTGTGACTGCTGCTGTTACACCCATATCATAACTCCTTAGAAAAGATTATGTCTTGCACCCGGTATTTCATTCTCGGCAGTATATCCGCAAGAGGGGTGCTTTCTTTTGCGTGCCACAACATGAGTTGGCAACCGAGTGATTTTGCTTTTGCCTCTGTAGCCTTCATTATCTTCATGCCGGTACGGCCCTGGCGATATTCTTTTTTCACAAATAAAAGATCGTTCGAGCATAGTTTCATATCCGCATAGTGCAAATGGTTGGTTACAAAGTTTACAGAGTAACCTATCAAAACATCATCTTGCCAGGCTGCTAAGATCATTATCGTGCCCTGTTCTTCAGCAGCTCGATACTTTTCTTCGTATGGTTTCAGCACCATCACATCTTTGTTTAGAGCTATCTCGTCCCAGTGCTCTTCAAATAATGCATATGCCTCGACCAACATTTCATCAACCGTGGCTGGCCTAATGTCTATCATAGCCTACCCCACATTCCTCTAAATTAACGTCATCGTCATCAGTTACGGGCACGCCTCCCATTGGAAACAGATTTGTCACTGCATCGAATATGATATGCACCCTGTCTGTATCGCCTGCATTGTCAGCTGTATGCACCTTCTTATGGTCAAACCACCATACATCACCGACATTGAATACCTGGTTTTGATCTCCACAGGTTTGGCTGCTGTCATTGTTTGATTGCAACACTAAATGAAACCTAGCGTAGTGATCTGCATATGATCCCTGGTCATCGTGTGCATTTACATGGCCACCAGGTTTTAGCTTTACGATCAGCACCCGGCCCATCTCTGTCACCTCTAACCAATCAAGCACCGGTTTTAACAATGGCACTAGCGCACTCTCTAGGTAATCCATGACCGGGTAATCGTATGCACCCAGGTCAAACATTACGTAGTAATGGCTCATCTTCAATGGGCCTCTAACAAATATGCATTCAGTATCTTTGTGTGCAGAGTTGGTAGATTTTTGCCGTGCCGTTATTTCATCCCATAGCTCTGGCTTTGCTGCCAGCAGCTTGTTTATTGGCCCAACGTCTAACCCTTCTGCAATGCGAATAAAGTTATCATCGGGCTGTTTAGATCGCCTTGTATGGATCATGATCTTTCTTAACCGCCCTTTCTTGCGCTTTGATGTATATGTCTTTTGGCTCCTGTTTGCCCACTGGATAAGCGAATGTTAGGGCAAGCGCATCAGCCAGATCTGGTGACCCGGCCCCCTGCAATCGCTTCTTAATTAAATCTTTGCTTTCGAGCACACGCCTACCAGCACTGTCATACCAGTAGATCGGTGTCGCTAATTCTTGTTTGAGTATGTTGTCATTCGGTATTGCACCACCGAGCTCTACCCATTCTTTCATCTCCCACCACATCTCAGTACGGCGGTTGATGTGCAGCTCTGGCTTTACAGCCTTGCCACCGAACGGCACTTCGATCACGCCATAGTCCAGCTGACGCAGCCTATCAATGACGCCTGACCCTGCCCCTGCATCTATGAATACTGCGTCCGGGTCATGCTCTTCTATAAGATTAGCCACCCTGGATGCCAGCTCCATATTATCGATGCCCCGATACACAACAGGCTTAAATGCCTGTCTACCCTGACGCCTAAACACAACAGATCTGTCATCACCAAACCTTGCTGGATCAACACCAAAGATAACCGGTGCATGGTCAACGTCTGTTTTCTGATAGATGCGTTGTGCTGCTAGCTCTGCATCAGCCAATGATATTAACTGGTCATCACCAGCTGCTGAGAAATCACAAAGGTATTCCCTGGCAAACGATGTCTCGGCCATGTCCCGGCGCAATCGTTCTACCTCATCAGGATGTAAACTTTCTGTGTCGTAAACTGTGTATCGTGCCGCTGTCCATCCATCGAGTTCTTTAGCCCGGTGATACAGCTCACTAAATAAGTTGATGCCGCTTGGTGTGCCAATGAACACAGCCCAGCCCATACGGTCAGATAACGCCGGCTGCACAATGTCATTCCATACCTCGGGTTTGATCTGTGCCACCTCATCGATGACAACACCATCTACCCTCAAGCCTCGCATGGCATCAGGATTATCACCACCAAACAATCTGATGATAGCGCCGTTATGTTTTAGCCTGACGTACAGATCGCCTTCGTTGATCTCAACAACGCCGGTTCTACGCAATGGCTCCAGCTTCTGTTTCAGTCTGGCCCAAGCAATAGCTTTAGATTGTTTTAGGAATGGTGCGATATATAAAAACAAGGCCAGATCTTTATCTGTCTTCATTGCCTTGTCGATTAATTCCATGATGGCCAGCTCTGTCTTGCCGGCTCTTCGATGTAATGCGTAAACGCTAAATCTCTGTCGTGATTTGTGGCATTCTTTTTGCCATGCCCTGGGATCGTATTCGAGTTTAATCATCAGGCACGCCTGTACTTACAACCAGGTTTATGCCGCCTTGATGATCGAGCCCTACTTTGTCTCCATACTTTTTAGGGTTCCATTTAGATAACAGTTTTAGCCTAGCTTCGATCCTGTTCTTCATCCAGGCAACGTGAGCGCTGTCCAGCCTTGGGTTATCACCGCCAGCCATCAAAGGCATTGTATCGATGATCTCCAGGCATTCTTCTGCAATAGCATCAGCTCCCATGTCTCGCGCGTGCGCGATGCGTGCCAGAAACTCTGGATCTTTATCCAGCCAATGATAGATAGTTCGCCAGGCAGGCTTGCCCTCTTGTCTGCAAAATGCGCGCAAAGTTTTACCATCGGAGATCCAATCCAATAGCTCTTCGACTATTTTCTGATCTGGTTTCTCAGCTGGTCTACCTGTCTTTTTTGATGGTTTTCCAGTTTTCCGGTGTTTGTGCTCTTCGCTCATATCTACAAATCTTTGCTACAGTTCCTCTATCTATATTAAACATAGTGGATAATGTTCCATATCCAATCATATGATCTTCATGCAGATCTCTCATGGCATCAATAATCGCGTCAGGAATGCGTGCGTTTTGGTGGGACATACCTACCCGGTATCCCTTATCGTTCACCGCTATCACAACTCGAGTTACTTTTGCCATCGCTCCTATCATACATAAAAACAAATCGTTTTAGTGATGATATATCAACATTGACTAATCAGCAACAGGAATGTCACCGGTCACACATAAGGCCCACAAGATCTGTTCATCAGAAACATTGTCTGATCTATCTTCTGCAACAGCACTTAGTATTCGTATCGCACGCTCTCGCTCGATGCAAACACCGCCCACTTTGCAGTAACCTTTGCACGGTGGGCAGCGTTCTGGCTTATTACGAACCACGCCTTTTCCTGTGTATTTGCTTGTAAAAGACATCGCTCATAACATCTTTAAGTTTTTGTACTGCGCTTTTTCCGCGCTTGCTTAGTCTTGCGTCTAACGCTTCTCTCCGCTTGGCCAATGGCAATCTTAGCAGTGATCGAGCTTCGCACTCTAGCCGCCATCGTTCGCAGTAGCTGCATACGCTTTCGCCACCAACTAACAAAATTGTCTTTGGCCTCTCGCAGTCTTTGCATTGCATCCATAACCTACCTTCCTTTCTGTTGCTCTTGTGCTATGGAAATTAGGATGCGCTGTATATAGACAGCTGTGTCCATTGCTTCTTCTTGCGCTTCCATTAACCATTCAGCGACAGGTCTTTCTGATTGCATCATGTTGCCGCCAAATTTTTCTATGCCCTTTTTTGCTCGAGCTTTTATTTTGTCTATAACCTGGTCATTGATAGGACAGCCTGATGATTGTTCTTTCAACAATCTTTGCAGCTCTTGTTCTGCTGCTCCAAGCTGAAAATCTATTTCATGTTCTGCCATAGAACGTGCAGCCCAACCTTTAAGAAACATCTCGCGTCCATACTCACTGCCTGCTTCATTAGGATTGTCTGCTGCAAATTCGTTCCATGCTTTATCTGCATGGCTATTTGTCGCACTCATACCAACTCTCCCTGTAAGGTGGGAAACCGCTTCTGAGATCTACCGGTATTCCCATTTCTTTTTGTTGTTCCCAAATCAACCTACCATCACAGTACATCTCACGTTGTTTTAGGAAATCTTCGTAATCCATACGGCCCACTATGCCCATAGCTATAAAGATTACACCCAGTACAGCTGCTGTTATTAATCCTTCTTTCATTTGTTTCTCCTGTAGCTGTCCCAATCAAAACCAATCATCTTCCCACCATCTTCGCGCAGCCGATCAGTGACACGTTCACCTAGATAACCGCCGAGTTCATTGCCAGGAATGTTTGATAGAAGAATTGCTGGTCTTCGTTTTTCGTATCGCTCGTTGAGCACATCAAACAGAATTTGTTTTTCAAACTCTGACCCAAACTGAACACCAACCTCATCGAGTATTAGCAGATCTGGTGATGCGTAAGCATCCACAACCTGGCTTTCTGTTTCACCTTGTGTGTTCCAGCTGTCCTTTACTCTTCTGATAAGACGTTGAACGGTGACAAATACTGGTGACCGATCTTGCTTCATGATGTGAAGCGCAATGCCTATTGCCAAATGGGTTTTGCCTGTACCCGGTTTGCCAACAAAGATTGCACAACGTCCTGTTTCCATAACCTGGTCAAAGTTTTCAGCATATTCTTTTGCAAATGCTAACGCCTTTTCCTGACCTGGTGTTTCTGCTTTGTAGCTTTCCAATGTCCGATCTCTAAATCGTTCTGGTATAGATGCGCCACCTAGCTTTGCACGCCACCGTAACTCCCTTCGTTTACGTTCTTGCTCGATCTTTTTTTCTGCTTCTTGTTCAGCCTCTGCTTGTTTTTGTTCTTCTGTACAAACAGGGCACGCAGTCCAATGAGCACCAAGAATGTTCTTGGATGTATATTCACCATGCGTTTCGCATTGTCGTTGTTC